GGCCGCTATGACCTGGCACTGTGGGCGTGTATGATGGTGATCCAGGTCTACGTCGGCCTGTGCGTGATCGAGGTCTCAGTGAACCTGATCCGATTGCTCAATGCCATCGCCGAGCCGGATAAGAAGGGAGCCAAGGCAGACCTAGTCTCGGGATTGAAATGGATTCGCTCTGTCATAGTTGATAGATAGACAGTTGACAGGTAGAACAAAGTATGGTAGACTGTAGCTAAGCAAGGCGAAGAAATAGTGGCCCATCCGGAAGTGCCCAAACCGGATGGGCTTTTTCTGTTTGTGGTGACTGCTATGCCAAGGTTCTTCCAGAGAGTAGATTCTACGCTTCAGGCCCTGAGAGCCACCTGGGGCCGGGCACCGGCTGATGCTTCAGCTGGTGAAGACTTCAGCGACACAGTCCCTGGCCGCCCCACGGCTGCCGTCGTGGCGAAGAGCCTGCCCACCTTCCCAGGAGGGGTGACCAGTGTCGTCGGCCGTAAGACGGCGGGAGCCCGAAACCCGATCAGGACGTTAGAGATGATCCGGGACTACAATCCGGACGCCAGCATGGCGGTGTGGAATTTCCTGCGCCTGGTCAATCCAGGCGTGACGATCAAGGCGTTGGCACTGCCAGCGAAGCAGGAGACAGACCAAGAAGGCACTGATCTTCTGAGGCTGAGAGTAGATGGTCTTCTCGGTACATACGGGAGAGACTACGGCGGTGGCCTCGACCAGATCGTGAATGTCCTCACGCTGACGCTCATCACCCAGGGTGCCATCGCCGGCGAGTTAGAGATCGCCGAAGGTCTGAAGGACGTTCTGGACTGGTGCCCCGTCGATCCTCGGGTGGTGACGTTTTGTACCGAGAAGGGCACGGGCCACTACGTCCCGACGGCCGATTGGCAAGGCAAGTCGTATGTCTTGCCCAGGAATCAGTTCAGATACATCCCCCTCGACCCGGCCATAGGATCGCCCTACGGCCGGGGTTTGATGTGGCCCATGCTGGAGGCCACGTTCTTCCAGGTGGAGGTGCTGCGTGATCTCAAGATGGTGGCACATACAACTGGTCATCCGAGGATGCATCTGCGCGTCCTGGAGGAAGTAGCCGAGTCACATATTCCGGTAAGGCTCAGAGGTCCTGGTCAGGAAGAGGCCAGACGGGCGTGGATGGATGCCTGGCTGACACACGTGGCCGACCAGTACAAGGTGCTGAAGCCCGACGATGCGTTCATCACCTGGAACTGGATCGAGGTTGACTCTCTTGACGCAGGAAGATCGTCTTACGATCTGAACTCGTTGGTCAAGGTGGTCGAGCACCAGGTGATTTCTGCCTGTAAACATCTGCCGATTCTCTTGGGCCGGATGGAAGGCTCTGGCCTGGCCCACGGGACCGTGCAATGGCAGATCTTCGCGCAGTCGATCCTCGCTCTCCGAAACTTGGTTGGCACGATGTGCGGCTGGTTCGGCACCCAGACGCTTCGCCTGTGGGGAAGACAGAGCGTGGCCGTGGTCGAGTTCCCTGCTATTCGTACGCAGGACAGGGTACGCGAGGCGCAGGCCGAGGCGTTAGAGGTAAAGACAGCCATCGTGATGTGGAAGATGGGCTGGGTCGGCAATAATGAACTGGCCGAGCGGTTTGTCGGTCACGAGCCGGTGGGTGAGCCGATGGTGGCTTCTCTAGCTGCAGAAGAAGAGTCCGAGGAAGCTATAGAGGACGAGTCTCTCGAAGAAGGCATCGGCGAGGGCGAGGAAGGCTCTGCTGAAGAAGCCGAGGAGCGCCTGTTTGAGTTCCTGATGAAGATGAATGGGGACAATGGGAACAATCGTGCGTTTGGCCTGGGCCAGGTGGGACACGAATCACAGTACTTTGACAAGCTGCCGGTGTGGCAGCAGGATAGAATCCGCAGGATGGCGGACGGCGTAGGCGTATTTGCCACAATCCGCCGGGGCCGCGTAATCGACGAGCTCGAAGAGGAGGAGTAGTGGCTGCTGTGCGTCCTGCGCCCAGAACTACTGGAGTTCAGACAGCAGTGCCTTCACTTCTCAGTTGGCGGTCCAGGTGGGGGCGGTCGCATGGCTATCCTCCTGGAATAGATCGTGCATCGAAAAGCGACTGGCAGCCGTTGGTGGACGACATGGCCAAGGTACAGAAGATGGTGCACCTGGCTGGGCGGATGACGGTGGCCGACGAGGCTGATTTGGCCGAGAGGATGCTGGGACATCAGGCCGAGACGTACCGCCAGACCCTGGAGGCGGAGGCGGCCCGGTTGGGGTGCCCGCAGACAGCGGCCTCTCCTACTGGAGACGAGCTTGAGGCTCTTCAAGAACGTGCGGACTGGGCAGCGGCCAGCATAGCGGGCACGTACAACCTGAACCTGGCCAAGGAGATACGCCTCATTGGGGAAGTAACGCCCACGGCGAACCGGCATGTGTATGCCTCTCGATTGTATTATGCAGACGGGGCGTGGGACAGAGAGTACTGGATGTCGAAGGCGGTTGAGGTGGCGCAGGTGGAGTCGATCACGGTGATCAACGCGGCCGTCAGCGATTTCTATGCTCACAACGACGGGATAATTTCACCAATGGCCCACGTGATCCCGTATCTCGCAATTTGCGATCTCTGTCAAGAAATGGTGGCTGGCAATCCATACAGTTCGGTGGCAGAGGTATTCAGGTTGTACGAAATCCCTCCGCATCCAGGTTGCCCACATCAGGCAGAAAGTTTGCCTGCCCGCCGCTTATCCGCAGAAGAATGTGCATTGCTCTGGATGGGAGGTTGATCATGCACATGCTGAAGAAATGGCAGATGAGGACGAGGACACGAACCTGCCCCTACTGTGGAGGGGAGTCAAAGCAATTTGTGTTCTCAAACACGTACTTCTGTCCGCACTGTGAAAAGAGAGTGCAGATGCCGTCGTCCCGGCAGAGGGCGGCTGAGTTAGAAATGGTGAGGCGATGATGGCTGGCTGTGATGTTCCCGAGATGACGGTTGTACGCTGCCCGATCTGCCGGAAGAGGTCGTGGCAGTACAGGACGCAGACGGAGTTTGATTGTCCTCATTGTGGGAAGAAGCTGGCCATGCCCGGAGATGTCAAGGTAGCTGAGTTGATAAGACGCCAGGCTGATCCTCCGGATGGGAGCGGTGCTCGTGGAATCTAGTAGGAGGGACTGATGACGCTTGACGAAAACGCAATCTATGATCTGGTGACAGTGAGAGCGCCGATCTTGCCGTTTGGTGATTTTGAGCAGTATGCATCCGAGGTGCGCGAAGCATACGACGCCTTGGTCGGCAAGCCTCTGGAGAGCGTGTTCACCTTCCCGGCCCGGGCGGCGACGCAGGCGTTGGATTCCTGGGGCACCCGCATGGCGGAGGACAGTGTCTCCGGCTACGTCGAAGACGGCAAGGCGGGTGTTGCACTGCTAGATAGCCATAAGCATAACGCTGGTTTCTTCGGCGGCGGTGCAATGGAACTGCCTCTTGGCCGGACGTTTTACGCCGAGGGGGTTGGGGAGCCTGTAGACGAGACGCCCCTGCACAAGAGGAAAGAGTGGTCGGATGAGGGCCTGTTGGATCTGGGCCTGCAAGTCCGAGCGTACGGCTTCATGTTGCGAGGCCACTTCCCAAATGGCCAAGCCAAGCTGGGTACTGACGATGCAATCAAAGGTATCGAGGGCCTGGTGACCACGGATGTGAGTATCGGGTTTGGGTCCCGTGGGACTACGCAGATGTCGTACGTCTGTGGCGTGTGTGGCCTCAGTGTCTTCGATGAGGACTGCGACCATCTTCCTCTCATGAGAGAAGAAGACACTGGGATGCTGGGCCACGCCTGGATCCGGGGGGCCGAGATGAAGGAGGTTTCCCTGGTGTGGAAAGGCGCGACGCCGGGTGCAATCGTGGAGAAAGCCCGTGTGCTGGCCAAGACCGGCCGGCTGGCGGGCGTGGAGTTGGATTTGTTGGAGAGCGTGTGGCAGGTGAGGATTGCCAACCGGTCCTTGGCCGGAGGGCCATGGCTGGCAGGTCTCCCTGGATCAACAGAACAGGAGGAAGTGAATATGGCAGAGGAAGTACGAGACGAGAGCGTGTCTTCCCCCGATGAGGAGGAGGCGGCAGGCGAGAGCATTGATCTCCAGGCACTGGTAGCCGAACTGGCCCAGCTTCGGACCGATGTGGACGCCATTGTCGATGGCGAGATCGAGGAGGAATTGCCTTCCGAGGCAGAGGACGAGGACGAGGAGGAAGTCCCTGAGACTGAGACCGCTGCCGCCGAAGAGGAAGTGTCTTCGGACGAGGAGCCCAGTGAGGAAACCCGGGCCGCGTTGGCCCAGGCCACTGATTTGCTCAGGGACGTGCGTGCACAGGTCGAGGAACTGAAGGAGACCCGGGCGGTTGTGGCCAAGTACATGACGGCCTTGGTGGACGAGGCAGTGCAGGCCCGCGTGAGAGCTGGTTTCTCCTTCGACGAGAAGGAGTACCGGGCCCGACTACGAAGAATGTCCATCACGGAGGTCCAGCAGGAGATTGCCGACCTGGAGGGCATGGCGAAGCAGATGTTCGTTGAGGGGAGGGTGACCCGGCCGGCCGTCCCCGGAGACGTGACAGAAGGCCCTGGGGCCCACGACGTGGCCCTGAGCAGGATGTAGTTTACGTAGTTTAGGAGGAAAACAGAATGGCAGATCCGAGATTGACCGCAAGCATGATAGGGATTGGTGAGAAGCGCATCACCGCCAAGTACGACAACAGTACGATCACGTACAGCGCGACCACGGCCAACGGCAGTGCGCAAGTGGGCCTGGCCGTCCGGCTGAACGCCGACGACCTGGTCATCGAGCTGGTCGGTGACGGCGAGCATGTCTTTGGAAAACTCATCAAGGTCGAGGCCGATGGCATGTGCACGGTCCAGATCAGTGGTGGCATGACACTCCCAGCCGGGGACGGGGTATCGTCCCTGACGCTCGGCGAGAAGATCGTTGGCGACCTGGGTGCGGATAGTGCCGAAGGGTACATTCGCGTCGTCGCCACGGGGACCGCCGCCGAGCTTGGCAAGGCGCGTGGTATGGTCATCGACGACAGCACGCTGACGGCCGTCGTTGTCTATCTGTAGCAAGCAAGAACGAGTAAAGGAGAGTGATATGAGTCAAGCAGTTGAAGTAATCGGCGACCGCCTTCTGCCTGGAGATGGCCCATCGCCGGGAAACATCGCCCTCGGTATGAGAATGCACGAGGAGGCAGTCAGCCAAGGCATGACCGTGACTGCATTCCTGGAGAAGGAAGACCCCAGTCACAAGTATCCCATCTCGGACCCGATGGGGCGGCTGGATGCTTTCGAGCGCCAGTTGTATCTCGCTGGAATCAGGACCCGTTCCGACTTCCAGAGAGGATTGTATGCCAGCAAGTTGGGTGACTTCTGGACCTCTGACGTGGAAGGCGCGAAGTATCTGGTGCCGGAGTTCCTCTCTCGCGTATGGCGAGGTGTGAGTCATCGCCCAAGCCAAGTTACGGCGCCGGAGAAGATCGCCGGGGTCGAGACACAGGGACGGTTCTATCTGTCCTCATCCCCGGTGAGTGACATCCTGCACCCCGACTATCTGCAGCAGGTTGTCCGGCAGAAGCAGATCGAGCCAGCGATCCCGCTGAGCACGATCGTGGCCATCACCACGCCGATAGACAGTGCAGTGTACAAGGCTTTCTATCTGACTGAGGACAGTGATGAACGCACGATGCGACGCGTGGCTGAGGGAGCCGAGTTCCCCACGGCCGAGCTGACCGGCGGCGATCACAGCATCAACGTGAAGAAATACGGCCGCCGACTGAAGGGCAGCTACGAAGTCTTCCGCCGCATGAGGGTCGATCGCTTCGCGATGCATCTGGCTCTCCTGGCTGTGCAGGCTGAGGTCGACAAGGTTACCACCGGGATCGACATCCTGATCAACGGGGATGGGAACAGTGGTACCAGTGCTACCAACTACAACAAGACGACGCTGGATACGTCTCTGGCGGCTGGGGATGACCCGTCCTTGAAGGCGTACTTGGCCTGGAGGATGAAGTGGACGTCACCGTACTACTGCGATGTCGTGTTGGCGCAGGAGGCCGACATCCTCAAGCTGCTGTTGTGCAACATCGGCTCGGCCAACGTGACCTTCGGCCAGTTCGCCACCCTGTTCGGTATCGGCGGCGTGACGCCCATCGGCCCGCAGCTGGGCCCGGCGGTCGTGGGCTGGGACAGTGGATGCACGGCCAACAAGTGGCTGGGCATTGACAGTCGTTTTGCTCTTGAGATGGTCACCGAGATCGGCGCGACACTGACTGAGACCAACAAGATCGTCAGTGAGCAGTTCAACGAGATCGTGATGTCGGAGAGTGTGGGCTTTGCAATTTTCGATGCAAATGCCAACAAGACCGAAACACTCAATAGCTAGATTGCTTTGATGTCTTACAGGCATAGAGCAAACGGACGGGGATCGGCGTATAGCCGGAACGTACGCGTGCGCCGATCCCCAGTGATGGAGGAAAAGTAACATGGAAAACAGAAAGGCAATGTGGGCTCTCGTCCTGGCCATCGTCGCTCTGGTCGTTGGCTCGTACGCGACGTTCGCGGTGAGTAACCGCGAAGTGATTCAGGGAACCACTAACTTCGACACGCTCAAGGTGGCCAAGGACCTGACTGTCGGAGATGACTTGGTTGTGACAGACGACGCTTCAATCGGCGGCGAACTGGCTGCTACGGGAACGTACACGGCGGCCGGTGGCACGGTGCTTGGTGATGCGATCACGGACGAAATCTACGTCTATGGCCAGTTTCGAAGCTATGATGGCTCAGATAACTGGGCTGACATCACCGACGTCTCGGCACTGAGCCGGAACAACGGGTGGCATGCCTCGTATAACATCACCGGCTGGGGTGGAGACAGTGACTTCCAGGCTGGGTTTTTCAACACGCAGGTAGCAGTAGCCACTGCCGACAGCACAATCTATGGCCTAGAGGGCAAGGCCACAATGAAGGGGATCGTGGCTACTGGCACCAGTACAGGTATCGGCGTGATGGGGAAAGTCGTCGCGAAGACTACTGCCACCTGGCCTGAAGCGTACGCGGTCTACGGTCGCCTCGAATCTGACAGCGGTACTGATATGATCACCGCTGGAAGTGCGTTCATGGGTGACCTGGATGGACTGACTGCTGACTTCGGTACTGTCTCAGTTCTGTCTGCAGAGAGCGGCGATACCTGGGACTATGGCGTTGATCTGAATCCGATCACGGCTGGGACTGCGGACATCAGGCTGTCTAACGGTGAGACCATCGCAAATACCACTAACGATGTGGTCACTGTGGCACTGGAGTCAGGCACTGGCCATCTGGATGTGACGACTGGTAATCTCAGAGTAGGCAACGGAGTACCTGGACAGACCCAGGATGGAGAGGACCTATACGTCGAGGATATGGCGTCGTACAATCTCACAGATGGCGGGAGCGACCAATTCCAGGCTCTGTTTGCGAATACTCAGGTCTGCACTACTACTAACACCGGCTCGATCTATGGAGTGGAGGCCAAAGCCACGTATAAGGCGACGGAAGGGTCTGGGCCTTATGCTATGGCATACGGGGTGTTTGCAAAAGTGACTGCTAAGAGCAGTGGTGGGACACACTCGACCATCCCGTATGCATATCCGGTCTACTCGATCCTGGACGTGGCGGCCTCCAACGTGATGGCCGAGGCGGTGAACTACTTCGCTGAGAATGCGAACAGCGGAACTGAGACCAATTCGTACATTCTCAAGACCCACAGTTCTGGCGATACATGGGACTACGGGATCCATCTATCGGATGCAACGATCAACACGGCCGAGATCGTAGGCTCCAATGGCGAGACGCTAAAGAACACAACTGACACTGCCTGGCAGGTGGGCGGGTTTCTTGGACTGGAGGAGGGTGCGGTTGTTGACCTGGGGGCGGGTTTCACGCTGACTCCAGCAGCCAGTTATCAACCGGTCACTAATAGTACGGGAGGAAGTGTCACCAGCGATACCAGCACAGCAATCGCGGATGGTGCGGTGGCCGGGGTGATACTCATCGTATGCAACGAGGACGCACAGGACATTGTGCTAAAGGACGGAGCAAATACTCAACTTGGTGGGGACATCACACTGACGGGCGGTGCCGATGATTGCATCACACTGCTGTGGGATGGAACGGACTGGACGTGTCTGTCAGTGCATGATAACTAAGGATGAGGATCTTCGCGTACTGTTGTCGGAGTTTCGCAGAGAGCACAGAGAGGGCGGCGGGGGTGCGACCGTTGACCTCGCCGCCCT